CTCTTGGCCATCTCTATCAAAATCCATGCAGCCTTATCAAGTAATGCCTTGGGAAGTTGAGTATCATAACCAGAAAAATCACCACAAACAAAGTTCGTGAATTGACCTCCCTTAGTCAGATAATTCTTTAAATCGCTCCATTGTTTACTCTGTGCAGTCAAACCGACGAAACATTCACTTAATTGCATATTTGTGCGAAGCACATGCTTTAAAGGAATAATTCCGCGAGTCATATTAATAAAGTAAACCATATCATTGCTATAAAAAGATCTCGTTTTTTCCAAAGCTTTCATCAAAGGTAAAAGCTCATTTGTTTTTGAACATCGTTTAAAAGGATCAAAGGTGCCTTTACCATTACGCCATAAGATTTCTTGATTTACAAGATCTTTATTGATGTAAGGTAGAAGATCCCTAATTTCCATTGGATCACCATCCACTTCCATGTTAAAATGAGTTGTCTTTTTACCACCATAAAGCCATCCTGCTGATGAGTTGTTATTGATACCGCGAACGATACCAGTGTTATCACCATGGGTAGCTTCTTCTATTGTGCGGACTGTGAAGAAATCTTCACGACTCTCCTTCAAACCTCGGATAATACTATTAAAATCAATACCATCTAAAGGTGTTTCAAGATAGTCTTGTGCCGCTCGATTAATCAAATCTATAGGTACTCCAAACTTAGGATCATGTAATTTCTTCAAAGTTGAATTAATCTGTTCAAGACCGTTTGGAAATTTCGGGGGCTGGGTAGTACGGGGTCCAAAAGCTTCTTCCAAATTGGGGTTTGCATTTTTGAAATAATGTTTCTCTGCGCGATCAGCATACATTTCACCATTCTTTTTCACATAACCGATTTGCTCTATGGGGGATAAATGAGCACCAATTTGTTCTACAGCACGATCTTCCAAATCATCCTCAAACTCAAATCCTTTCAAATTGTTTTTAACGACAAATTCGGGAGGTACAGGATGAGAAACAAAACATGATGATTCAGCAAGCAACAAGTTGCGTGCATTATCAATCATGTCTTTAGTAATGCGAAGAGCATACCAAGTTGTAGTTTTAGAACCTGCAACATGTATTCCTAAAATGCAATTAGAGTCCTCAGAAATGACGGGCGAACCGCACATTCCTTCTTCGGAAACTTTATTCTGAGAATTACACTTCAAAACAGGATATTTGCTAAAAACACCGCGATCCGTCTTATACAAAGTACTCTCCATCCATCCAGGTGTGGATAAACGAAGATCAATTATTTCAGATGAACCGTCTAAAGCTTTAAAAATCTCTTGTCCAGGTCCTTCAAGGGGTTGTTGGCCTTCTGTAAAATATCGAGACAAATCAGCTTGGGTTGGCATATTAGCTATATTTAAAAGTACACAATCTACCAATTGACCATCACGTGAACGTAATTGTCTGTAAGAATCTTGTGAAACTTGAATTGACTTATACATCGAAGTGCGCTTTGAATAATCAGCACATAATTCAACATCAAACAAACCCTGTTTTGGTATAGCATGAGCAGGTATCAAGACTTCTGAACCCATTGGAATTCCCCTTACTTCTTGGGAAAATCCATTATGATTCTTGACACGAACTATTACCAGTTTTTTGCTGATATAATCCATGGCATTACGTCGAGAAGCAGTTTCGGCAGTATGATCTGGACGAGCTATATGGTGATATCTCGTCTTATCATCACTATTGGTCTTCTTAAATTCTGGTAAATACAATTCAGTAGCTACATCACGTTTTGATTCGGAATTCTTCCTAAAAAATGTCGTACATATTTTACTACATATAAACAAAATAGAAATCAAGCCAGAACAACTAAGAGCAGTATAAAAGGCCATTCGTGAATAATAATGATTTTGGATCAAATTTCTTCGGGAAAGATAAATATCTTGAATTCGAAGTTTTTCTCTACATTTAGCCACAATACATGCCGCCCCCAGTATAATGAAAGGGAACAAACACAATGTGAACAAACGTCCGAGTGAAAACAAACCAGCAAAACCGATAATAATGCCTCCTAAAATACGCATATCTAAAACTGTTCTATGATTTACATAATTAAATGCAAACCAAGAGAGTAAGATAACATAAAAGGAAGTAGGTTGTATAAAGCATAGCAAGGAATAACTTAGAAATGCAAAACCTATATAAGGATATTTCGTATACAATTGAGACATCAGATTCTGTAAATAAATACAAGCAAATCGATATAACATCATACGTGAAATTTTACGATTGATAATGTCAGCGCAAAATAATCCCCAAGAGTCAAAATTATCGTATTGTGTTTTGGCGAATTCATTTGTAAAAGACAAACCATTATGAAATGATTCGTAATACTTCATGATATTACCAGCGGATTCGGGAGTGAGAGAACATTCTTTACAAATACAAACAAGATGTTCAAGTTCGCATTCTTGACATATCTGAGCAGCACTATTGCGATTGTCGTGTTGCTCTTTATTACGTTTCCATTCATCAGTCAAGTAAGAACGTATAAAAATCATGGCGGCTTTCAAATCACTCATATCAGACTTTCTCCAATCTGTGACCTCTTTTTTAATGATATGTTTAGCTGTTGAATTCGGAGTTTGTCCAATTCCAATTAGCTTATACATTTCAACTATATAGATATCATCTTTAGAGATGCCGTCCTTAAGATGAGGATGATACCGATCCAAAACTCCACTACCCTCTGTACAATATTCAGGTTTCACTTTAAGGTCTATAAAGAGGCCAAATCGGCGAATAATACTGTCAAGGCTAATTGAATTTATTTGATTGATTCCTACATCTGTGTCATTAGTTGTAAAAATTGTACCAACATTTGAATATCGATGTCGATTCTTCTCATCAACTCCTGCTTTAGGGATAACTTCGCGTGTAACATTGCAAGTATCCAAAACTACTTTCGCAGGAATTTTAGAGTCAGTATCATTGCCAAAATCATCATGAATAATGACTTCAGTTTTCGTTTCAATAGCAGGTTCAAATTTAGGATCCCCACCGCGGTTCTTGATCAAATTAGCGTCTTTAGTACGGCCCGCAATTTCTTGCATGACTTTACCAAGACTATCAGCAATCGAAGATTTACCGCATCCAGGTGGACCACATAAAACAAGGGACATGGGTTGTGGCTTTGTATTGTCAGGATTCAAGGCTTCGGTCAAATGAATATGATATTTAGCTAAAATTCCCAAATACTTAACCATAGAGGATTTGACTCCTCCTTGTTTAGTCTTTTGAATCTCAGCATTAGCTCGTGCAATAAGCTTTGCTGCGTTATCACGCAAATTCACAAGTGTCAAGTTGATCTCTTCTAGATAGTTGGGATTAACAAGATAATGGTTGTAAATAGCGTCAAATTCAGCAAAATCATTTTCAAATTGTAAGGGTCCTGGCAACTTCCATGTCATCAATTGGAAATCACCCTTGATCATATGCTCGTAATTCAAAATGAAATAATCGATAATACGTGATATACACTCAGTTGAGGTTTTTACACGCATACGAATTTCACTTTTCGCATCAAGCAAATGTTCGTTCATCAGTCGTACAACATCTTGCAATGAATGAATGTTCACTTTCGTAGAACAAAATTCATAAATGAACATGCAAGTACTGGAAACAGAGGTTAGTTCCCAGATAATGTTTAGAACAGATCGAGAATCTGACATTTCTGCCATTTCCCAAAAATTCTTCACTTGTTTTTCCATTCCCTCTGCCTTGAGGAAATAGTGTTGTATCGATTGGAAATACTTCGTGACTGTCGCCTGCATTAACTTAAATGCATGAGGCAAATTGTCGAATCCAAATAAAGAATTCATCATATCGGCAAAGCCGACAGCCAAAGAAGTAAAAGATTTGTACTCTTGAGTCCGTAAATAAAAGTTGTATACGGAGAGTAACATGGAAAGTATTTTTCCGGAATGAAAACGAGTTCTTCTATAAACCTGGTGTAAAATATCAAACATGATATTCAACATTGGAGAAGAAATTTCTTTCAAGTTTTCAAATAAATCTAACGATAATTAAGGAACAAGTTCCTTAAGAAAATCGAAAGA